GAGCCGCCGCACCGAATGCCTTGGAAAGGTGCGCATGCATCTGGCGCATTTCGTCAATCAGCGGTCGCTGCGCGCCGCGGACAGCTGCATTGATTGCCTGCTCCGGACTGAGCGTGCTCTTGCTCACTGGATCGTAATTCTCGCGCTGGATCTGCATGACCGTGCGAACGAAGCGCGGATCTTCGGACAGCGCCGAGACGATCGGGTTCTTCGAGCCCTGCATCATCGTGGTCAGCTCGCCGAGATAGCGCTGTTCGCGCTGGGCCTGCGTTTGCTGCGCGAGCTGCTGGGCCTGCTGTTCCTTGGCCTTTGCTTCTGCTGCCTGCCGTTCAGCGTCGCGTCGCTTCAGTTCCTGGATTTCTAGGTAATTCGGATCGGTTGCCTTCGCGAGCATCGCCTCTTGATACTTGTGGTAGTTTTCATACCCCAACGCCTTCGCTGTGGCCTCTGGGTCTAGCGACCTAAGAACGCGCTCGAGTTCTTCTGCTCGTTGAATACGAGGCATCCATTGCTGATGTAGCTCTTCGAATTTTGCGACCATCCCCTGCTGCTGCTCGGCGAGCTTCTGCGCGTGGATGCGCTTCTCTTCGCGGAGCCGTACCCGCTCGGCCGCCGTGACCTTGCCGGTATCGATCTCGAGCCCGAGCTCTTTGGCAAGCGCCGCGAGCTGGCCCATCTTGTCGAGCTCGGGCGCCGGCTCCGGTACTACCGGCGCGGCTGGCTCTGGTGGCGCCGCTTGCGCAGCAGCAGCCGCTCGAGCAGCCTTGCCACGCTTGCCCTTCTCGGGCTTCGGCTCTGGCTTGGCAGGCTCGGCGGGAACCTCCGCGACGGGCGCCGCCGGCTCTTCCGTGCCGGTCGGAGCGGAGCCGTAGCCGCCGAGACGGCGCATGGTCTGGTCGAACGATTCGGAGCGCTGCACTCCGGCGGGCGGGGCCGGTGCGGGCGTAGCTTCCGCTGCGGCCTCGACGACGGGGGCGGCCACTACGGGAGCGGCGGGGGCTGGTGCGGTTTCTTCAGTGGGCATGTATCACCTCAAGCCGCCTGGGCCTTTGGGGTAGCGAGCTGGTCGGGGGCGAGCGGCCCGGCTGGCGCTGGGCCAGGTCCGACCTGTGCGCCCGGTGGCGGAGCCGGTGGCGCAATCAGCGCATTCAGCTCTTGGATGTAGCGGCTCAGGAGGCCAATGTTGAACTCGGCCTTTGCCTTCTCGACGCGCGGCAAGCTCTGTTGGTCGATGCGCGCTCGGAACCAAGCAGACGCGAACCGGCGGAGCGCGCCAATCTTGTTGAAGATGAACCCTTCCGGAGCTTCGTAGTCGCCGGTATCCCAGTCTCCCTGCTCGGCGTCCAAGTACCGCTCGATCAAGCTGTCGATGTATTCGGATTCGGCGTTCTCGATGTTCAGCTCGGAGGCAAGGTCAGGCCAGCCGATCAGCTCCTTCGCAGTCTCCTGGCTGATGAGACTGCTCTGGAGTAGCGACTCGACCATCTGTTGACGGCCGGCCGGGTCGTGCGGGAGTGCGCTGGACGGTGCGACGTTGACCGTGAACTCATCATCATCCACGTCCGCCGTGGCGAAGTCGATGGTGCGCAGAATCGACTTGCCGGGCCACGTAACCTTGAAATCCGGCTCATCCTCAGCGAGCTCGCGCAGTCGCCAAACTATTTGATGCGCAATGTCAACGTATGCCTGCTCGTAGCGCTGCGCCTTGACGAGCTGCCGACCGGCCTTGGTATCGTTCAGCGTCATGAGCGCGATGCCGCTCGATACGCCCTGCTCGCGGCGGGCTGCGGCGCTCACCTGCGAGATGCCGATCGCATCCCAGAAGTCGCGCTTTCGTGTCTCGAGATTTTCGAGGTCCGATTCGGTCAACCCGGGGATGGTCGAGAAGTTCGGGGGCATCGAGCCCTTCTCGACGGCCACAACCACGCGCTCGTCATTCAGCGCGAGGTCATCGGGATTACACGACTCCTTCTCGTATGTGACGACCTGATTGCTCGCAACGACCGAGCGCAGCAGGAGACGCTTGTCTAGCTCGCTGCACTCCTCGGCAATCTGCGCGCCCTCATCGGCGATGCCCGATGCCCAGAAGCCGTCCCGGTGCGGCTCCCATTGCAGGAAGACGAACGGGAAGGAGGGCGCGGTCCACTTGCCCGAGTCGACAACCTCACCATTGATGACCGCGCACCAATGGCCGGGCTTGTCCTTCGAGAAGGGAAGCCGCCAAGCATACTGAATCTCGATGACCTTCGATGCGCGCGGGCGGGACGTGGACGACCGCCCGAACCACTCGTACGGCTTCGCGCCGGCAATCGCGGCCTTGGCTTTCGGAAACCGTTTGAGCGCTTCGGCCTCGTCAATCGGCGCGCGCTGAAACAGGTTCTTCGGGTTGCGACCTTCGGCCGGGTCGACAAACAGATCGGGGAGCGCAGTGAGGTCGAACGCGATCCGCTTCTGCTCGCGGTCGGCCGTGACCTTTACGGCCGCGTTGCCCTGGAGCGAGCACTCGGCGCCCGCGTCGGCCATGAACGCCCAGACGTTGACCCAGCGACCCTGCCGCTGATTGAGCACACCTTCGCAGATTCGGTCGAGCCGGTAAGCCTTGCGCCGCGTCGCCCAAGTCGCCCCGAGCGTTTGAAACTGCGGCTTCGGTTTCTGCGGCGCGTAGATGGTCGATACGGCCGTGGATACCGCCGAGCGAACCAGCCTGAGCCGGTCGCGCGGGAATTCGTTGCTCACATCAGCTTCGGTCGCGTCTCCAATGTAGGAGTGCGCCGAGTAGCCGGACATGCGCCGGCCTTCGTAGAGCTCTACGTTCCGGATGTAGCGCGCGCGCCGCCCAGCCTGCTCGCTTTTGAAGCCATCGAGCAGCCGCCCCACGGCAAGCCCCGTGTCCTCGCCCTGCTCGTACCAGGGGTCAGCGCTCAGTTGCGGAGCGGAGCGGGACTTCTGCCGCGCGCCGCGCATCACGACACCGTGATAAGCGACCAGCAGAGCGAGGCCAGAAATTGGCGCTGCTCACGAGTCAAAACCTTTCGCCGTAGGAGCTTCATTCCGCAGCCTCGGCCTCATCACGCTCGATCAAATGGATCTCACCCTCGCGCACGATCCGGAAATGCCCGCGCTCCCCAACGAGCTCCTGAAACTCCTGGCTCACGTTGTGGCGCGGGATGCTCAGGTCGAAATCGTAGTTCTGCCCGGCCAGCTCATCGATCAGGACCCGATCGCCCGGCCGCGTCTCGTTCGGGATGAACGTGCCATCCTCGGAGTACTTCCGATCGCCGATTCGACATGGCGTCTGGCGGTAATAGCCCGGTCCGCTGGCAATGACTCGGGCCCAGCGGCTTGCCCGAGCGCCCTTCTCGACGCGCGCAACAAGGTGCAGCCCGCCGGCAGACATGGCCGGGGGCGCTTCGAGCGCGAGAATCACGTTGTCCTTCGTCGGGCGGATCATGCGCTCGGCTGTTCGGGCTCCGCGATCGACTCCGGCGCGGGAGCAGGGTCAGTGTCGGCCTTCGCTTCGACCGGGACTGCGAGGTCCGGATCGGCTTCGGGCTTTTCGAGGCGGCGCGTGACGGCGCCAGCGGTGACGACCTTTACGAAGGCGTCGCGGAGCGCGCGGACCTTGGCTTCCATGTCGACGTTCAGCAGCTGCTCATCGAACGAATCCTCGACGTGTAAGTCGAACGGCTGCGACGTGGCGCGGAGCCAGAATCGTCCGTTGTTCGGGTCGCGCTCGGAGGTCAAGTCAGCGGACAGCTCGGAAAAAAGCCCCGCGGCGTAGGAGAGAATCTGCTCTTTGGAAGTCGTCATGTGCCCAGCGCGGTCCTTTCGTCGATGTCCCGGTAAAAGTCGTGACGCGGCTCGACGTAGGTCCAGTCGCGAAAGTACAGAAACGCGAACTTCTCGGTTTTCATGTGCGGATTGCCGGCGTTGAGCTCGACCACCGCCCGAATGACCCCATTGGTCTGGAGTACGAGCCGCCGCACGATTCCGCTCACCTGATAGCCAGAGGCGAAATGGCCGTCGACGCTGATTCCCTGCGCGCCGTTCATCGGCATGTAGGGCATGGCGACGTGTCGCAACTCCACATCTCCGGAGGGGTCGAAAGCCGGTTTGACCACCTCGCCAGGCTCTTCAGTGGCGTCGATTACCGCGGTGTCCGCGCTCAGGTCGATCTCTCTGTTACGCGGCGGGCGCCGTGGGCGCCCACGGCGCACCGGTGCCACCGGCTCGGTATTTTCCATCGCGTTTAAGGTGCCACCGCGGGACCGATGTTTGCAACGTGTTTAATTCATTACCCAATACTGTCCGATATTGTCGTGTAATGCCATCTAATGAGTTGCACGACACGATCGTTAATGACAGCGTGCTCGGGCATGGAGAATCTGACGATCACGCTCCCCGAGGAGCACGTCAATCGCATCGAAAAGCTCGCGACAACCCTCAGTAGCCGCCCGCCCCGCGTCACTGTGCTTCGGGCTGAGGTGATGAGGGTCTGTATCCTGCGCGGGCTCGAAATGCTCGAGGCCGAAAATCCCCAGGGCGAGGCAAAGCCACGATGACTCCCCAGATCAGCGCGTGCCTCATCGTGCGGGATGAGGCGCGGAACCTCGAAGCCTGCCTAAAGTCAGTAAAACCGCATGTGGACGAGCTGGTGATCGTCGATACGGGCTCGACCGACCAGAGCCAGGAGATCGCCAAGCGCTACGCCGATAAGTTCGAGGTGTTTCTCGGCTGCAATGACCCCGAGACTGGGCTTATCGAGGACTTCGCGCTTGCCCGGAACAAGGCGCTATCGCTCGCGTCGGGCGAGTGGTTTTTCTGGCTGGACGGCGACGATGTCCTGAAAGGTGGGGAGCATCTCCGCCGGCTCGCGAACGAGGCGACAGAGGACAACGAGCTGATCCTCTTGCCGTATGAGTACCACCATGACGACAAGGGGAACTGTACGGACCGGCACTATCGCGAGCGCCTGATCAGGCCGCGGCACAAGCACAAGTGGCTTTCACCGGTTCACGAGGTCGTGACCCAGGACGGCGCGCTTGAGGGCACGATCGCCACGCGCCACTCCGATGACGTGCTGGTCGTTCATCAGCACCACGAGAAGGCTCGCGAGCTCGGAATCTGCCACGAATGCGAAGGCCCGGTGTTCAGCGCCAAGAACGGAACCGGGCGCGCGTGCATTCGCTGCAAGGCGACCGAAGCGGGCGTCACTCCACAGGGCAGAAACCTCCGCATTCTCAAGAAGCACGTGGCCCGCGTCGGCGAGTCCGATGTCCGCGCGCTCTACTATCTCGGCGTCGAGTATCATAACAGCGGCTACATCGGCGACGCGCTCCGAACGCTCCGCCGCTATGTGGAGCTTGCGACTTGGAGCGACGAGAAGTGCCTGGCCTACCTCGAGATGTGCCGCATCTACCGAGAGCGCGACGAGCACGACACTGCGATCGAGTGCGCATTCAAGGCCATGGCGACCAAGACTTGGGCTGCGCCATACTTCGCGCTCTGCAAGAGCTACTACGCGCTGGCCTCACGCGGCGTTGATGAGCAATACAACTACGCGCGCGCTGCCCACTGGGGAACGGTCGGGCTCATGCTCAACCCGGAGAATCAGCCGAAGAGCGTGCTCAGTGGCGACCCGCGCGAGTTCTACGAAATCCACGACTACCTGAACGTGTCGCTCCAAAAGACCGGCAAGCTGAACGAGGCGATTGCGTCGTGCGAGTCCGGCCTAGTCGGCCTACCCGAGCACACGCGCATGAAGAGCAATCTCCGGCTGTTCAAGGGCGAGCGCTCCAAGCGCAACATCGAGGGCGAGTCATCCGCGCTGGTCGATCTCGGCGAGCTCAAGCCCGCGGCGGCCAAGGTGATTCGCCAGATCGTGCGCGGTGAGTTCCGGCTCGTCGCGGTCGACGGCAAGGCGCTCGAGGAGGAAGCGGAGCCCGTGGAGCAGAAGCCCGAGAAGCGCGACGGCAAGCTCGATATCGTGTTCTACATCGGCCACGGCTACGAGCCCTGGAACCCGGCGACGTTTGCAAAAACTGGCCTAGGCGGCTCGGAAACTATGGCCTGGGAGATGGCGCGGCACTTGGCCAAGCTCGGCCACGGCGTGCGGCTGTACGGGCATTGCACGCCGACCATGGAGGGGGCGTTCGAGGGCGTACAGTTCTACGACGCGAGCAAGTACAAGAACGTGTCATGCGATGTCCTGATCGCATCGCGCCGACCCGATGCGGTCGACGACGCGCACAACGTCTCGGCTACGGCGCGCATTCTGTGGGTGCATGACATCCACGTTGGTACCGGCCTCGACTATGTGCGCAACCTACGCTTTGACCGAATCTTCGCGCTCACGAATTGGCACAAGGAGTTCTTGCGGCGCTGCTACCCGACGATCGACCATGACAAAATCATCGTCACCCGGAACGGCGTCGACATGGCCCGCTTTGCCGGTGAGGAAAAGCGCGACCCGCACCGTGCGATCTACAGCTCGAGCCCGGACCGTGGCTTACTGACCGCGATCGACTGCTGGCCGCGCATCCGTGAGCAAGTGCCTGACGCCGAGCTCCACGTCTATTACGGCTGGTTCAATTGGGAGGAGACCGCGAAGATGCTGGGCGACACGAACGTCCAGCAGAACATTCAGTACCTCCGCAACAAGGCGCAGGACACGGCCGGAGTTTTCCTACATGACCGCGTCAATCAGCAGCAGCTCGCGCGGGAGTTCATGAAGAGCGGTGTCTGGGCCTACCCGACTTGGTGGACCGAAACCAGTTGCATCACGGCAATGGAAGCGCAGGCCGCCGGGTGCCGCATCGTCACGAGTCCGATCGCCGCACTGAACGAAACGGTCGGCGATCGCGGCGTGCTTGTCCCGGGCAACTGGGAAGACCCGAACTATTGGCGGTCGGAGCAGTTCATGGCGGATTGGTCGCGAGAGGTCGTTGCGGCGATGAACTGGGACGACCGCGGGCTCGAAATGGACTCGGACCATGTGCCCCCTGACCCGCGCCAGGATCTGCGCAACTACGCCGCCGAACACTTCTCCCTGACCGGCCTCGCTGCCGAGTGGGACTCGATGCTTACCGCACTCCACGCCGAGTGCACCGAGCGGGTTGTTCCGCCGTTTCATGAGCCGAGGGTGGCGTGATGGGCAGCCGTTTGAATACGCCGCTGGCGCTGGTAACTGAGATGCTGGGCAACTCTAAGCACTGGAGCCAGGCTCCGGCGGACGGCGAATTGCAGCCGACCCGCAAAGGTGGCGCTCTGCAATTTCGTTTTCACGCTTTTTGGCACACGTGTCCGCGGTGCTTGCAGCACACGACCGCCGCGTATAGCAGCGCCACTCGCTGCCTATCCTGCGATCTTGTTAGTGAGAACTCGTATAGATTCGTGATCATAGAAATACCGGAGTCACATTTGCAGACTCCCTCAGACAGCAATGGAACGCTCGCCCGGTTCGGGGCGGTATTGAACCACCTGAGCGCAATTGACCCCGCCACGCTGCCACATGAGAAAACCCTGATCGAACTTACGCGCTGGAAGGAATTCCTTGACGGCTTCCGCTGGCCGGAGCTTGAGCCATGAAATTCGGCCTCACCTACGGCCCGATGTGCCTCACGCATCGCGGGACGCTTGAGTTCGCCGGACACCGGCAGGACCCGCGCGGTCTTACGGGCAGCGAAATCGGGTTCGTTCGCATCTGCCAAGAGCTTGTCGCGCTCGGGCATGACGTGACGGCCTTCACGCAGAGCCATGAGACGGAGTATGAGGGCCTGAAGATTCGCCCGCTCGAGGCCCGGAACGAGTCGGAGTTTGATGTGGCGCTCAGCATCAACGAGCCAGAGACGCTCCGGGAGATGCGCGCCAAGGTGAAGGGCTGCGAGCAGTGGCTCAATAGCTTCGACTACTGCGCGGCGGACGTGGGCAGCCTGGTCGACGTTTGGATCAGCCCGAGCGAAGCGCACCGCGACTTCATGCTGGGCAGCGCGCACGATACCAAGATGAACGGCACGGGCGGAACGGGCACTCCGTTTCAGCCGCTCGCCGAAAGCTGGGTGGCAATCCCGCTCGGTTGCGATCCAGAGCGCTATGACGGGATTGCCGAGAAGGTCCCGGGCCGCGTCGTCTACTGCTCGTCGCCCGACCGCGGCTTGCATTGGGTCCTGCAAGAGTGGCCGCACATCAAGCGCGCCGTACCGCACGCCACGCTCAAGATTTTCTATCGCCTGAAACCGTGGCTCGATGCATTCAAGCCGCAGGGTCGGTCGCCGCGCCTATGGTTTCGCCCCGAGCTGGACGAATACTTCGCGCCGACTGAGCCGCTACTGGCCCGCGCGCACTACATCGAGCAGGCCTTGAAGCGCATGTCCGGCCCGGAGTGGGGTATCACCGTCTGTGATTCTGTCTGCCGCGAGCAGATTGAGCGTGAGATGTGCGAAGCGGAGGTGCTGGCGTTCCCGGTCGATACCGTACGGTGGTCCGAGGGGTTCAGCTGTACGACGCTCGAAGCCTGCGCCGCTCGAGCCTGCCCGGTGCTGTGGGATTGCGACGCGATTGGGCAGGTCTATGGCGAGAGCTGCGACGTCCAGGACCGCGGAGACCTGAAAGCGTGGCGCGTTGGCGTTGTCCGCGCTCTGAGGGACTCGGTATGGCGTTCCGGGTTGAACGAAAGCGGGCGAGCGCTCGCAGAGGAACTGACATGGAAGAATCACGTGAAGAAACTGGTCGCCGTATTGACCTCCCGCCTGCCTACGTCGACCTCCGCGGACGAATCCAAAACCTCCTCACCGAACCTTGCGGCGGCGTCGCCGTAATCGAGAGCAAGGCCGGAACCGAGCGGTCGAACCACTACCACCTGACCGATGCGCATTGGCTCTACGTGGTCAGCGGTAAGATGATCTACCAGGAGCGCGGAATCGACGACCCGGTGTTCATGACCGAGGAACAAACCTACGGCCCGGGCGAGATGGTCTACACGCCGCCGATGCGCTGGCACCGGACCAAGTTCCCGGTCGATACGGTTCTGATCAGCATGAGCAAGCGGCCACGGGATGCGGCGTCGCATGAGAAGGACGTGGTGAGAGCGTGAAACTCAACATCGGTTGCGCCGCCAACATGTTTCCGCACTGGGAAAACCTGGACAAGGTCGACCAGTCCGGATTCATCGAGCACATGCGCGGCATCCCGAACGACTGCCGAATCGGCTGGCCCGCGTGGCAGGTCAAGCTATCCGACGACTGCAAGGCTGGACGCATCGAGTGCACGGTGAAGGACCTGCGCAAGGGCTTCGACGAGTATCCGAGCGATTCGGTCGACGCGATCTATCTCGGTCAGATGATCGAGCACCTCAACCCAATCTACGAAGCTCCTGAGTTCCTGGCCGAGTGCTTCCGGATGCTCAAGCCGGGCGGCAAGATTCGGATCACTACGCCGGACTTGACCATCCTGCTCGATGCCTACCAGAAGGGCGAGCTCGGCAAGTTCGCGTTCGAGCAGCCGGCTTTCTACGCCAACGCTTTGCCCGAAGCGCAACTCAGCTACCTGATGTTCGGCGCGTGTGGCCCGGAGTGCACGACGGACAAGTACGAAGGCCACTTTGCAATTTACACCCCGCAATGGCTTGGCGCGCTGCTCCAGACAGCCGGCTTCGAGCTGCTCAGCGGCGACAAGTCGTCCGAGTTCGCGGAGTGCGTCGACATGGGAATGAGTCACTCGATGGGGATTGAAGCGGTGAAACCATGACCGAAGCCACCCACACCTTCCGCGGCAAGTCGTTCCGGGTGCTCGAGGGCAAGACGCATCCGGCATATTCGCTGACCTGTTTCGCGACTGAGGAGGCGGACTTCCGTGACAAGTACTGGCGCCCAGAGCCCGGCCAAGTCGTAGTGGACGTTGGCGCGAGCTACGGGGCGTACACGTTGACGGCTGCTGTGCTCGGCGCGGATGTGATCGCGTTCGAGCCGGACGACGCAATCCGGGCCGACCTGCGCCGGAACGTCGAACTGAACGGGCTCTACAGTCGCGTGTCCGTACGCGGCTATGGTCTTTGGGACAAGTCCGAGGACATCGACATGTCGAGCTACGCGCCGCACTGGCCGGCTGGAACGGTCGCCAACAAGTTCCCGATGGTGATGCTCGATTCGTTCAGGCTGCCCAAGGTCGATTGGGTAAAGGTGGACGTCGAGGGAGCTGAGGAGCGCGTGCTCCGCGGCGCACAGGATACGATCAAGCGCTGCAAGCCGACGCTCATTATCGAGGTCCACACGTTTCTGGACGCCGGGCTGATGGCGAAGTGTGAGGCTGCGATAGCCGCAACGGGCGTGGAGTATCTGCTCGAGGAAGTGCCGCGCGGAGAGTGCGTGATGTTGGTTGGGAGGGCGGTATAATGCGGTCATACGTTTTTAATCCAGCCTTCTCTGTCATAGCGGAGAGGCCAGGGGTAGCAGCGATCGGTGAGCTGGAGCGAGAACAGGGCGTCTATAGCGCAACGCCGGATTTCGTGCGCGCATACTGCGGCCCTATCGCGAAGGCGCTGCTCGAGTTGGTGCCAGACTCTTACTATGCCCGAGCGCGCGAACTCGGCCTTTCGCCGAACATCGACGTTCGCATCCATCGTCTATACCCCGGTGACTTCCCGGCATACCCCGGCTGGCATTGCGATGGCGAGTATCGCGAGACGTACTTCTCGCAGCCTGATCTGGAGCGCATCAAGGTCAGCGAGCACTTGTGCTGCACGGTCTCGTCGGCGCCCAACGGTGTGAGCAATTGCCAGTTCCTGACGGACCCATTTGCCTGCGATGTAGGCGAGGTCAGCCAGGAGCATACTCTATGGGGGCAGGTGGACGCCGCGATCCGGGCTGGCCATGAGCGCGCGACATGGGGCAGCAAAGATGGCCAGATGGTCGCGTTCGATT